GCGACGATCTGGTTGTCGGTAAAGGCCATGGCGCGCACGCCCACAATCGAGCCCGGCCCGGTGGTGTTGACGGTGGCGGTGGTGGGAATCTGGGTAATGAGTCCCGAGCCATCGCCGTACATCAGACCTTCAAGTCCCGCCATGGTCGAATCGAGCGAATTTTTCAATTCTTCGGCCTTGAGCGAAATCAGGCCGCGCTTCTTGCCATTGACGGCAAGTTGCGACAGGTGGCTCATCTGGTTGACCGAGAAATTCCAGACCGGCGACAGGGAAAAGTCCTGCCATACACTCATGTTGCCGAAGCCGAGCGGCGAACCGTCGGCAGTTCCCTGCTGGATAGCCGAGCCGCCCTGGACACGGAAGGGTACGCGGAACGAGGGCCGGCTGGCGCCGTTCGCATAGGTTTGAAAGCTGACCGGAACCTTGGTAAAGCGATCCTGGGCCAGCGAGTAAAGGGATTTGGACATCGGGATGAGCGAGGGGATTTCGGTGCTGAAAGCCTCGATTTCCACGCTCTCAACGGCTGCTTCTACGCCTGGACCTAATGGCATGGCATTTTCTCCAAGACGGACGTTTAGGGGTCCGTCAGATGACGGGATATGGTCTCAACGTCTGGAGAACTTTTGCTCAGCCGGTCTTATTTGTGCGGGACTCGCGCCCGGCAGCCTATGCTTAAAGTTCAATGGACACATAATAGCACATTACCGCCAAGTCACAAATCGGCCATCTTTCAAGTAGCCTCTGCCCTGGATTAATAGCAGATCGGCATTAGGACGCGTTAGGTCTAATTGCGAATCTGCGGGACGCGCGGAAATCTTGAGCGGGGCGCCTCCAGGAGTGCTTTGCGGCGTTCCCGCCTTGACTTGACCTGTACCTGGCACCGGTCCCGGTGTTCCACGTGGAGCACCGTAGATGGCTTTGGCTACTTCAAAGGCCTTGTCTTTGGCGCGGCGGTTGAATTCACTGGCAATGAAATCGCCTACCGTTTGGGGAGTATGGCCTTTTCGCTGTTCGCGGAGATCAAGTTGATCTTTGTATGTCTGATCTCCATTCATTTCCTGAATCACGTCCTGCTCTAGACTCCGGCGATACCGAGCCTTCTGTATATCATTTAATTTGTATTGCTTGGCATACTGATCCACCAGTGCACTTAATGGTTTTTCAACGGCAGCATTGACATGGGTCCGTTTTGCGTCCGTGTATATCTGCTCCTTCTCCTGGGTCAGCGCCTCGCGTTCCCTCTTGAGCCGGTCGGCCTCGGGATTCTGGCGCGGCTGCCCCTGCTGGCGTACCTGGGCAGCGTTTTGGACCTGCCCCTTCAGCCACTCAGATAGTTGCTGGGCCATGGTTTTGGCGCGAGCAGGATCGGTTTCGGCCAGCATTGCGTCCACGTGGGAGACGATGCCAGCCTGCTGCAACATCGAGACTGCATAGGGGCCCACTGCCGCCTGGAGCGCTGCCGGATTCAAGGCTTCGAGCTTAGCAAGATAGTGGGGCGCGAGTTGCGCAGCGCCTTGAGGAAAATCTTCAAAAAAGCTGTCCAGCACCGCCGGATCGCCCGCTTCCAGCCCGGCCTCCTGCGCATCGTATTGCTGAAGCCGGGTTTGCCCCGCCGCAATTCCTTCGATACCGCCCGCACTTTCGATGATCGATTTGGCTTCGGCGGCTTTCTGCGGGGTCTCGAAAGCGGCTTTCCAGGCGGAGGCCTCCCGGAAATGCGTATCGGCAAGTTGTTTGAGGATTTTAGCGTCCTCGGGAGAAGCCGCCGAAAGACGCCGGACGGTATCGCGAATCGCCTTTCCCGTCGCGTCGGCAGTCTCGTCGGCTCCCGTTTCCTGTTGACTTTCGAGATTCCCCGGCGCGGTTTCCGCGCTTGACACGATGGATGTCGAAGATTCCGGGCTTTCGGTTGGGGTCTCAACGCTCGTATCGAGCGATGCAAGATCGATTACTGCATCCGCCATGATGGTCTCCTGTTCGTCGTCAGTTTTGCCATAGCATTAGCCCTCCGAATAATCCTCGCGTTCGGGGCGCTCAGCCCCATTTCTTTCCAGCGCAGCGTGCCACACGGAATGCTGGACACGCCGCATTTCATCTACCAAAGCGCCGCAGCGGGTGCAAACACTGAAAAGCTGGGAGGCCATCGGCATTTCCTGAATGGGAGTGAACAGTTCATTGAGCGCAGTCATCACGATCCTCCAAAAACAGCGGGTTCGGACTTTCCGAATACCGGCTCGACGCGATGTTGTCTGCCGTCGAAGTAGATTTCCGCCACGCCGCCCGGCTCGATGTTGCTTCCCGTCACCGAATCGGCCTTGCGGCCTCCCTCCATGAAATTGAGCAGAGCGGTCACTACGCTGTTATGGCAAACATAGAGCGTCAGGCCATTTTTTCGCGCCATGGCGAGCGCTGCCTGCCAGAAAGCGAATTGGCGGTCCTCGAAATCCCTCAAGCTCTCGCCGCTTGGGATGCGCACGTTCGGATTCTCGACAAACAAATGCAGCGCTTCCTGATTCTCGTCCCGGTCCAGCCCGGAAAAGATGCCCAACCGCCACGGAAACAGGCCGCGATGCTGATAGACAGGCAATCTATGCGGAACGGCGGAATAGTCGGCAGTCACGAAAGCTCTCAGAAGAGGCGAAGTCAGAATGTGGCGAATCGGATACTTTTTCAGATAGTTCGCCGCCTCTTTTGCTTGCTCGATCCCGGCCTCCGTTAGCGGATAGTCCCCCCAAGAGCGGAAAATCCCTTGCTCGTTGGCCGCCGCCTCACCATGGCGAAGAATCAGGCCCACCATTTGTTCATTCATAAGCGGCGCTTCGTCCTCTGTTTGACCTCTGCGAACGGAGTACGCTGGATCGTCTCGGTTTCCTGTTCGTTCGGTTCGCCCATCTTGGCCGGATCGGTCTGAATGCCGGCAGCCTGCTGCAAGACCTGTGCCTGCTGTTCAGGCGTGAGTTTGCCGGTGATGTTGACCTTGGGTGGCGGAGCCACGGCCTGCTTCAGTTGTTGCGCGAGTTTGTGATGCGCCTGCCAGAACAGGAACACGTTTTGCCATTTCTTCCAGTTCTCGCCTTGGCCGGGCGGCTCCTTTTCGGCCTTGCGCCTGAGCGAACGTCCATCCGATTCGCCCATCCAGCTAAAGACCGTCGCTGCGATGGTCTGATGATCCTCCGAATCGTCCTGCGCTACCGGCACCGAGGGCAGGTATTCCGGCGTCTGGCTCAATTGTTGTTCGAGCGCCCCAACCTGCTGCTCCATGTGCGCTCCCTGTTCGATTTCTTCAGGAGCGAGCTGGATGCCCGATTGGACAGCAGTTGCCGCTAGCGATTTGGCTTGCTCGTGCGTCTGGGTCAGCGCTTGAAGCTGCTGGCTCAACTGCGCCCAGGCAGGATTGATGGCGGGCTCGGAATCGAGCAGCCGCTCAATATCTTCGAGCGCCCCATCCTCCCAATTGGCCTCATCGACAGTGATGATGTCGTCCAAACCCAGCGCCTTCACGATCTCGCGGGTGTTCGAGGGCCGCGCCACTACTGCCGCGACCTCCTGGTTCTGCATGGCCATGTCGAGCACTTGCAGAACTTTCGCTTCCCGCTGCGCGCCGCTCTCGGGAATCGCGTTCGCGGTCTCCGGGCGGCATTTGGCGTTGCCTTTCAGATTTTCGGGATTCACCGACACGTCGCCGTATCCAGGCACGTTATCCTCAATCTCTTCCTGCCCCGTTTCGGCACAGCATACCGCCGCCTGTCCTACCGCCTCGGCAAACATCCAGTTAGTCACGATCCAGGCGGTGCCGATGCGCTCCAGCGCCTGCTGAAGCCTGATCTGGGTCGCCCCGACCGTGTTGTCCTGACCTTCGCCCTCGCCGAACAGGGCTGGAGTGGCGCCGTCAATCGATTGAATCAGCGGGCCCAGATACCACTGAAACATCTCGGCCATGCCGGGATGAAGCTGAGCCACCGGCAGCGCGGCGGCATACTCCGCGATTTCATGACCTTCTTCGACCGCTACAGAAATAAACCTGGTCGGGCTTGCCTCCAGTTGAGCAATTGCTTCGGCGTTATAGGCCTGATCGTTCAGAGCGATACTGGCGATTGCCCCGCGAATCGTCTTATCCCATAAATCAGCCCAGATATTGATGCGCTTCTGGATGGGAATATCGCTCGATCCGAGCGCGCGCCGGTTCTGGCCGAAGCCCCGGCAGAACATGCCCAGGGACAAATGATCGTCCATCGACTCGTTCCAGCCGCAAGTAAACTCCTTGCCGTGCATAATTACGAACAGGCCATCGGGAAACTCTTTCAGGAGCCAGTCTCGCTCTGTGGCCGAAATCTTATCGTCAAAATAAAAGCCGGGACGATACCACTGGTATCCAACAGTGGCTTCACGGATTCCAGAAGTTCCGGTAATGTACTTGCCGACGATACCAATTCTTGTATTGATTCTGGCGATGCGCTCAAACTCAAGTTCACCAGCAGTTCCCCAGGACGGCTTAATCTTGTCGCCCATCCACGGGTATTTAGCTCGCTCAAGGGCATAATCCGACTCCTCATAAATGTGCGCGTATCCGCAGTCTTTCAGGCAATCCACCATCATGGGCAGTTTGGTTTCGAGCACTCCATGCAGGCTGGTGATTTCCCGCCGTTTTATCGAGCCATCGTCATTCAGTCCAAAGCGCTTGTCAGCCACGCTGCGCGTCCAAAACAGCGCGCGCGGATCGGTCCACGCCAGCCCAACTGTATCGCGCTGCAACTTCATGGAATTGTTGGTCTCGTACCAGAGATGCTTGTATCTATTGGATTCCTCGGCGCAACCCACGTCGAGCGGGTCTTTGCTCCTGTTAGGCGTGAAGGCGACCGTGATTCGCCCACGGCAGAGCGCGCTGGTGATAATATCGCCCTGGGCCGAATAGATATTGGTCGCATAAAGATTAGCATCGTTGTTTTCGGCGAGTCCGTTTTTGCCCCTGGCTCCGCTGGCGCCCACGATCTGCCAGCCGCCTCCGCCGCCGGGCTGCGCTTCGAGGTATTGATAGCCTCTGTCCATGTGGCGCTCTTCCCAGACCTGAAGCACCGAGAATCTTCGCGCCGCCTCATCGGCCTGCGAACAGCACTCCGACAGCGTAACGAATACCTGGGTCAGCGCCTTGTCCACCTTTTCGATGTCGGCCGGCTTCCAGACCTTCGCAGCGGTCACGATGGCCGGCGCCAATTCTCCCGGCTGGTACTCTTCGGTAACCGCGGCTGTCTTCTGCTCGTCCACGTTCAGGTCGGCCGACTGCGAAACCTGTTCAGGCATCTCCGCCCTCCAAAGCCTTTTCCGCCTGCTCGACTTTACTCTTGAGTTCAGCTATTTCCCGATCGCGCGGGTCGGGCGGAACAATCGGGGCGGTGTAGGTAAATTCGATGCCTTCGGGCACCATCCGATCTGTCAACTCGCCGCTATCGATCCTGGGAGTCATGTGATCCATGCGCGTAACCGGGATACCGGCTTCTTGTAAGCGCCGCATGATAAGCAGATCGTATCCCTCGTTATGCAGCCATTCGGCGGGAATCGTGACTACGATGCTCAATGCACCCTCCCAAATCGCCCCACGAAGTCGTCCACCGTTGCGCACAGCCGGTTGATACGCTTCGCGAGCACTTCCCACTGCTGCGAAAGCCGCGTATTTTCCGTCTGCACATCGGCGAGAAAAGCTCGCAGGACGTTGTTGTCGTGCTCCAAGTCGCCAAGACGCTGCTCGACTGTGCGGGGCTCCATCGCTATAGCCCCGGAATGTTCAAGGGCGCCGCAGCCGTCGCCTCCTTGCCGCTGTCAAGCGAACCGCCGGCGCTCTGATCCATGGCCTGCGCCACATCGTCGGCGCTGTAGCCCATCTGCGCGAGTTGGTTGACGAGCCCCATAGCCTTGGGATCGTCCTGAATCGACTTTGGCTGCTGATCCGGCATCGCGCTTGCCGGCGCTGCGGGTTTTTGGCTGGCCTCGTAGGCCTTCATCTGGCTGGGATGGCTGCTGCCGTCATTTGCCTTGAATTGCATGTTGTTCTCCTTCTTCCGGTTCCTCGGGATGCGCACGCCGAAATGC